TGGGTAGTGATAAAGTTACTGAAATGAAAACAGCATTATCAGAAGATATAGCTGAAAAAATTAATCCATCTAGTGTAACAAAAACATTAAGTTCATAAGGAGAGAAAATGACTAAACAAAACGAAGAATCAGTGGTAATGTTAGATGATAAAGAAATGAAAGTGTCTGATTTAACACCACAACAAAAATACTTACACTCACAAATACTTGATTTAACCAATCAAGAAGCACGAATAAAATTTCAATTAGACCAAGTTCAAGCCAGTAAAAGCGTTTTTGAAAAAGCATTTGTTGATTCTGCAAAAGAACAAGCAAATGAAGTTTTAGAAACAGAGACCAAAACTATAGAAAATTAGGGAGAAAAATATGAATATATTTAATGTATTAGCATGGGTTACAGCAATAATATCTATAGCTTCAGTTATAGCAGCAGTAACACCAACACCCAAAGATGACCATTGGTTTAGTTACATTTATCGTGTAATTGATTGGTGTGCTTTAAATGTTTTAAAAGCAAAAGATAGAGGAAATTAATATGAGTTTTTTAAAAAGATTATGGGGTAATTTAACTAATACAGAAGAGGTAAAAGTTAGAGCTCGTAACAAAAAAGGTCATTATGTAGCTGATGATAAATCTACACCAGATGTAAATGAAGCTTGGACTACTAAAAGAGTAAAAAAAACATCTAAAAAGTAATGGCTAAATCACCTGATGCGTTTGTTTATAATGCTACACTAGAAAGAATTGTAGATGGAGATACTTTTGATTGTTGTCTCGACCTAGGTTTTAGTGTAAAGCTACATAAACAAAGAGTCAGATTAGCAGGTATAGATACACCTGAAAGCCGTACAAGAGATTTAGCAGAAAAAAAATTAGGACTAGCAGCAAAAGAAAGATTAAAAGAATTGTGTGTTGGAAATATTAAAGTTAAATCTTTAGGTAAAGGCAAGTATGGTCGTATATTAGGCATACCATATACTGAAGATGGTAAAGATATATGCCAAGTATTAATTAAAGAAGGTCATGCTGTTGAATATCATGGAGGAACTAAGACTAAAGTTTGGGGTGATTACTAATGGAATCAGCTGTTACAATTATACAAGAAGTTGGATTTCCTATTGCTGCTGCACTTGGTCTTGGTTGGTTTATTTATAAACTCATTATGCGTATTGTTGATGGTATGGAAACTAAACTAGATACTGTTGATGAAAAAGTAGAAGGACAAATATCAGCATTAGAAGAAAGATTAGGCACAAAACTTGATTCACAACACGGAATATTAGTAGCATTGATAGATAGAATTAGAAGTTTAGACAATGAAATAATTCGTCAAGATACACTTATAAAAACTATATTAGGTGTGCCACAACTTATAGATAGTAATAAAATAGCAAAAGCAGATAGAGATGACCAAAGAAAAGATTGATAAAAAAAAATTAGAAAGATATAGAATTACAATAGCTATGGTTTTTATAGGTTTTGTATTATTTTTTGGAATTATTGTTACAAATTTAAAAGCAGACGAAATGGTTTTTAAATTTAAAAATCCTAGTTTTAGTGGTATAGGTACATCAGCACATTATCTTACGATAGAAAATCAAGAATTTAATCGTAAAGAAGCTCTTGAAGCAGAAATAAAAGCTTTACAAGATGAAATAGAAAGAGATAAAGAAAATACAACATTAGCTAGATTTATTAGAAATTTAGAATCAAGAATTTACGCACAACTATCAAGACAACTTGTAGAAAATTTATTTGGAGAAACTCCAAGTACAGAGGGAACTCTATCATTAGAGGGAAATACAATTACATATAAAGTTGTTGATGGAATAATAACATTAACTATAACGGATTCAGATGGAAATATTACAACGATTTCTTTACCTGTCGGTAATTTTACTTTCTAGCTGTGCTGTATTAAATGAAAATAAAGACCTATCATTAACACAAAATATTAAATCAAGTTCAATATTAGACTTACAATCTAAAGAACTTAAACAATTACCTGCTGCAAAAATTAAACCTTCAGTAGCTGTATATCCAAATAGTTTTAAAGATTTAACAGGACAAAGAAAAAGTAATAGTTCTTTTGCTTTATTTAGCACTGCTATAACACAAGCCCCAGAAGCTTTTTTAATTAGGGCACTAAAACACGCAGCTAATGGTAATTTTTTTACAGTAGTTGAAAGAGTGGGTTTAGATAATTTAACAAAAGAAAGACAGTTAATAAGAAGTACAAGACAAGAATTTAAAGAAGATAATAAGATGAAACCCTTATTATTTGCTGGTTTAATCATAGAAGGAGGAGTTATTAGCTATGAAGCTAATCTTAAATCTGGAGGATTAGGTGCTAGATATTTAGGAATAGGTACTAGCAAACAGTATAGAGAAGATGCAGTAACAATATCGTTAAGATTAGTTTCAGTATCAACTGGAGAAGTATTAATAGAAACTTTAGTATCTAAAAATATTATTTCTACAAGTGTTTCACAAGACATCTTTCGCTTTATAGAAGCTGGAACAGAGCTAGTAGAAGTAGAAGGTGGTATTGCAAAAAATGAAAGTGTTTCTATAGCTTTACAAAAAGCAGTAGAAACAGGTATTTTAAATATAATTTATACAGGAATTGAAAGAGGTTACTGGAAATATGATGAAAATAAAATTAATAAGCCTAGTTGTGATGCTGAGTGCATGGACAATATACGGGGCTGACAATGAAATATATGTTGAACAAACTGGGGCAACAGCAAATATAGACCTAGAACAATTAGGTAACTCTAATATTATTGGAGGTTTAAACTCTGTAGCAGGTACATTAACAGCATTAGATTTAGATGGATTAAATCTTACTTTAGATATAAACCAAATAGGTAATACCAATAAATTTCTTGGAGATATTTATGGAGACACTGTTACTGGATTTTTTGAATTTGATGGAGATAGTAATACCTTTACTATACAAGGAGACCCAACAGATACTTATGGTATAGATAGTTCTAATTACAATGTAGATGTTACAGGTAGTTCTAATACTTTTACATTAGATACAGGAACATCTGCTCTAGCTGGTACATTAGATTTAGACTGGATAATTAATGGAGACAGCAACACATTTGATTTTGATATTAATTATGATGGTGCAACCAACTATGTAGATGTAGATGGAGATAGCAACACAGTAAACTTTACAGGAAGTGGATATGCAGGTGGATATTTCTATCTTGACCAAACAGGAGACAGCAGAACATTTAATGTTACACAAGGCTCAACATCAGTTTCAGATTGGCTTAAAATTACATCTATTGGTAATAATGGTACTGTTTGCGTTATTCAAAACGACCAAGGTACAAGCACAAGCTGTTGATATTGGAGATATATCTGAACTAAATGGTTCAGCACAAATAGTAAGAGATAAACCTTATAAAGCTAATTTAGAGTTTGCAATACAAAGTAATGATGAAGCCATAACCACAAATGGCAGAATGGCAATTACTTTTTTAGATGATTCAACTGTAAAACTTACAGAACATTCTCAATTATTAATTGATGAATATATATACGACCCAGACCCATCAAAATCAAAAATGGCTTTAACTTTTGGGTTGGGAACTGCTAGATTTATAACTGGTAATCTTAATCGTATAGATAAACAAAACATACAACTAAAAACACCTACAGCTAATATAGCGATTCGTGGTACAGATTTTACAGCTACAGTAGATGAATTAGGTCGTAGTTTAATTATACTTTTACCTGATGCTTTGGGGCTTTCTAGTGGTGAAATAGAAGTAGTTACAGCTATGGGAACTGTTGTGCTTAATAAACCTTATGAAGCAACTACAGTAAGCGTATTTGAATCTGCACCTACAAAACCTGTTATATTAGATTTATCTTTAGACATAATAGACAATATGTTAATTGTTACACCACCTAAAGAAGAAAACATAATAGAAGAAGAAAGCACATCTTCACAAACAAATAGCGTATTAGATTTTAATGATTTAGATATTGATTATCTTGCAGAGGATTATTTACAAGATGATAATTTAGAGTTTACAGAATTAGATATTAATTATCTTGATGTTAATTTTTTAGAAGATTTATTAGATGTACTTGATGAATTAGACATACAAGAAGATGAAGAACAATTAACCGAAGCAACAACTACACAAATAGTTGGAACATTATTAGGCAAAGACCCTGATACACAAATTATAACTTTAATACAAGGTGATTTAATTACATTACAAAGAAGTGTAAGTGAAAGTGTAAAGTTAGATATAAACACAAGTGGTTCATATACAGTTATTTTTATACAAGATGGTATATCAAATATTGTAAAAATTAATGGTGGTGGTGATTCTGTAATAACTATAAGGCAAAGTGATTAAATGAAGAAACTAATATTACCAATACTTATATTACTTAGCTTACCTTTATTGTTTGAATCTACTCCAACAGAGATAATAAAGTTAAAAACATTTGATGCTTTAATAAAAACACCAGAGCCTTCAGGTAATTTTGTAATACTTAATATTACAGAAGAAGATGTAGAAAGAGAAGGTGGTTATCCATTACCAAGAGAAAGATTAGCAGAAATACAAATAGAATTATTAAATAGAGGTGCTATAGGTGTAGGTTGGGTTATAAGTTTTCCACAGGCAGATAGAATGGGTGGAGATGAAATATTTGCAAAGTCTTTAGAATATGCACCATCTGTTATTGCTATGTTTGAAGACGGAAAAGGCATATATCCAAAATCAACAGGCACAGTTGTAAAAGGTAATAATAATGGTGGTATAATTAGTTTGGGAGTGAAGGCAAACTATCCTCTCTTGTCAAGCAAAACACTACAAGGTTTAGCTGTAGCTCCCACTGATGTTGACCAGCTTGTTCGTAGAATACCTTTATTAGTTAAAACTCCTGATAATGAATGGATACCTAGTTTTGGTACACAAATATACAAAGCTTTATTTGATGTAAAAACCTATATTATAAAAACTAATGATAATGGTATAGAAGAAATATCAATAAGAGGAATACCACCAGTTAAAACAGACAGTCTTGGTCGTAAGTGGATTAGTTGGGTAGATACTGAACAAACTAATTTAAAAGAAATGTATGTAGCTGGTAAGTTTGTATTTATTGGTGTAACAGCAAATGGAGTAATGCCACAGATAGCAACACCTGTTGGATTACTAGAACCACATAAAATACAAGCAGCATTAGCAGAATCAATATTAATACAAGATAGTCCATATATACCTGATTGGGCAATAAGTATTAACTTGTTAATATTTATATTAAGTATTTGTTTAGTTTGGAATATATTATTTTATTTTGGAATTACATGGGGCATAACATTAAGTTTAACTACAATGTTTATTACCGCTAGTGTTGGATATTATTTTATACAAAAAGGTTTATTAATTGATGTTACATGGTCTTTAATATCTCAATTTATAACAGGAAGTATTGCTTTTTATTTAAGATTCAGAGAACAATTTAAATTAAGATTACAGATTAAAAAACAATTTGAGCATTACTTAGACCCAAGACAGGTTAAACAGTTACAAGATAACCCAGAGTTACTTAAACTAGGTGGAGAAAGAAAGTATTGTACTTTTTTATTTACAGATGTAAGAGGTTTCACTTCTTTATCTGAAAAATTAGAACCAGAAGAAGTAACTAAAATTATGAATAAAGCTTTAACCATACAAGCAAATGCAGTAAAAAAATATGGAGGTATGGTAGATAAATATATTGGTGATGCCATGATGGCTATATTTAATGCTCCAATAGATTTAACTAACCATGAAACTTCTGCAGTTTTATGTGCTATAGAAATAAAAGAAGAAATGCAAAAAGCTAATCTTGGAATTGATATAGGCATAGGAATTAATACTGGTGAAGCTGTAATAGGTAATATGGGTAGTGATACAAGGTTTGACTACTCTGCTATAGGAGATGCAGTAAATTTAGCTGCTAGATTAGAGAGCTCTACAAAAGAAGTAGGTGAAGATATAGTCATAGGATATAACACTATTAATGTTAAAAATTTTATTGATACAATAACATTAAAAGAATTAAAAAGTATTTATGTAAAAGGTAAAGAAAAACCAATTAAGATTTACACAATATATTAGGAGTTTTATGAAAGGTTTATTAAAAAATATAGTAGGAGCAGTGGCACCTACTATTGGTTCAGCTATGGGTGGTCCTTTAGGTAATATGGCTATGAATAAAATAGCTGATGTTTTAGGCGTATCAAATGACCCAAAATCTTTAGAACAAGCAATACAAAATGCTACGCCAGAACAAATGCTTCAACTTAAAAAAGCAGAACAAGAGTTTGAAGTACAGATGGAAGAATTAGGTGTTAAAGTTTTTGAGTTAGAAACACAAGAAAAACAACATGCTAGAGGTATATTTAGTAAAGACTGGACTGCTAGAATTATTGGTTTATTTACTATAGGTGGCTTTCTTGGATATATATTTTTAGTTACATTACAGCCACCAGAACAAAACTCTGAAGCACTTATAAATTTAGTGTTAGGTTATTTAGGAGGACTTGCAAGTGCAATTATTTCGTTCTATTTTGGAGCATCTCACACCAACGATAAAGGAGAGTAGTATGGAAATATCACAAGAAGGTTTATCTTTAATTAAAAAGTTTGAGGGTTGTAAATTACAAAGTTATAAATGTGCAGCAGGAGTATGGACCATAGGGTATGGCTCAACTAATGGTATAGAAGAAGGCATGAAAATATCACAAGAAAGAGCAGATATGTTATTACTAGAAGATGTAGAAATATTTGAAGAAGCTGTAAATGAGCTTGTTAAAGTACCATTAGAGCAAAATCAATATGATGCTTTAGTAACATGGACATTTAATCTTGGACCTACAAATCTTAAAAACTCTACTTTGTTAAAAGTTTTAAATAATAAAGAGTATGAAAATGTACCAGAACAAATAAAACGCTGGAATAAAGCAACTGTTAATGGAGAAAGGCAAGTGCTAGAAGGCTTAGTAAGAAGAAGAGAAGCAGAAGCCTTGTTGTTTGAAGGCAAAGAATGGCATGAGGTATAACTATGCCGTTTGCGAAGTTTAAATTTAAACCCGGAATAAATAAAGAAGGAACTAATTATTCTAATGAAAATGGTTGGTTTGATGCTGATAAAATTAGATTTAGAAAAGGAAGACCAGAAAAAATAGGTGGTTGGGAAAAACACTCTTCTAATACTTTTATAGGAACTTGTAGAAAAATTCATGTATATAGTGATATAGAACAAACTAAATATAAAATATTAGGAACACATAAAAAACTTTACGCATTAGAAGGAAATGTATATAACGATATAACACCAATAAGAACAACCACATCTGCAGGAGATGTAACATTTGCAGCAACAAATGGAAGTTCAACTATTACAGCTACAGATACTTCTCATGGTGCAATCATAGGAGACTTTGTTACATTTAGTGGTGCATCTAGTTTAGGTGGCAATATTACAGCAGCAGTATTAAATCAAGAATATGAAGTAGTATCAGTGCCTAATAATAATAGTTTTACTTTTACTGCTAAAAATACAAGTGGAACTGAAGTAACAGCAAATAGCAGTGATAGTGGTAATGGTGGTGGTTCAACAGTTGGAACATATCAAATAAATGTTGGACTAGATGTATATTTACCTTCAACTGGTTGGGGTGTAGATGCTTGGGGTTCGGGAACATTTGGTTCTGCAACAGCTTTGTCTTTAACTAATCAATTAAGATTATGGACAATAGACAATTTTGGAGATGATGTTATAGCAGCACCTAGAGGTGGACCTATATACTATTGGGACGAATCTAGTGGTTTAACAACAAGAGCAGTTGAAGCAAGTACTAGAAGTGGTGCAAGTAATACACCAGTTGCAGTATCGCAATTATTAATGTCAGACATTGACCGCCATGTTATAGCTTTAGGTTGTAATCCTATAGGTTCATCTACGATTGACCCATTGTTAGTTAGATTTTCAGATTCTGAAAATGCTGTAGATTGGACACCTACAGCTACAAACTCTGCTGGTGGTGTAAGACTATCTACAGGAAGTTTGATAATAGGTGGTTTACAAACTAGACAAGAAATACTTATATGGACAGATGTAGGCGTAGTTTCAATGCGTTTTGTAGGACAACCTTTTGTATTTAGTTTTAATGAAATAGCAACAGGTATGTCTTTAATATCTCCAAATGGTGCAGCTACTGCTGGTGGCGTAGTTTATTTTATGGATGATGGAGCTTTTTATCAATACGCAGGTTCAGTTCAAAAATTACCATGTACTGTATTAGATTACATATTTAGTGATTTTAACCAAACACAATCTTATAAAGTTTTTGCTGCTGCAAACCCTAAATATAATGAAATTATTTGGTTTTATCCTAGTGCTGATTCAACAGAAATTAATAGATATGTTACATATAACTATTTAGAAAATAACTGGAGTATAGGAACAACAAATGATGGATTTGTAAGAACAGCTTGGAATCCCTCTTATAGTTTAGATTATCCATTAGCTGCAAGTAAAAATGATACTTCAGGATTAAATTATTTATATGACCAAGAGTTTGGTTTTTTAGCAGATGGTAGTGGTTTTACTGCTTTTATAGAATCTGCAGATTTTGATTTAGACCCAGCTGGAGAAAAATTTATGTTTATTTCTAAGTTAATACCAGATTTAGAATTTAGAAAATCATCTGATACAGGCAATACAGTTGATATTGTAATTAAAGGTAGAGACTATCCTTTACAAGATTTATCTATATTATCTACAACATCTGTTACTCCTAGTTCTACTTTTGCAAATATTAGAGGTAGAAGCAGACAAAGTGCTATAAGAGTAAGCAATTCTACTGGTGATTTTGGTTGGAGATTAGGTGATATAAGATTAGAATTAAGACAAGATGGTAAAAGATAATGGCAGATAAAAGTTCAGTTCCTCTACCTATAGCAACTCCTGAATATGAACAGTTAAATGAGACTATTGCTAGAAGAACAATAGAACAAACATTTCAAGATATAAATGTAGATGTAGCAAATTCAAAAAGAAAACAAGATAGTATAAGTAGTAAAGCTATGAGAAGACATCAATTTTTATTAATGGGAGTTACAGGTGGCTGATAGTTTAAAAGTATTAGGACAAGTTGACCCAGCAGCAACTACAACTACAGTGCTTTATACTGTTCCAGATAAAACACAAACAACAGTAAGTTCTATAGTAGCTGCAAATAGAACAGGTTCTGCAATAACATTTAGACTAAGTGTTCATGTAGGAGGAGCAACTGCAGATGATAAACAGTTTTTATTTTTTGATAAATCTGTTGCAGCAAATGATTCATTAAGTATTGTAATAGGTATAACACTTGACCAAACTGATGTAATAAAAGTTTATACCAGTGCAGTAGATATGAGTTTTAATATATTTGGTTGTGAAACAACCGAGGAAAGATAGATGGATATAAAACAACAAACCCAAAATGTAGCAGCACAAGGTCGTTATGGCGACAGTATGTTATTGCATGTTAACCCAGCTGAAGTGCAAGGGTTAGCATCTATTATGCCATTAACAAAAAATCCAGAAACAGGACAGCCTGAAGCTTTCTTGCCTTTCTTAGCACCGCTATTAGGTAGTATGGCTGGTACTGCTTTATTTACAGGATTGTCAGCACCTGTTGCTGGAGCAATAGGTTCTGGTATAGCAAGTGCAATACAATCAGGAGATTTAAAACAAGGCATTATATCTGGTCTAACAGGATTTGGTTTAGGTAAAGCATTTGGGGCTGCTGGTATTGGAGAAGCTGGTAAAGCTGCTTCTGATGCAGCAACAACTGGAGCAGAAGTAGTTGCTGATGCTGCAGCTGATACATTAGGACAAGGAGCAACAGGTGGATTTGGGGCACCTTCAGGACCAGTAACACCCACTGTAGGTAGCACTGCTGATGCTGTAGCTAAAAGTGGATTAGACGCATTTGCATCACAACTAGCTAAACCTAGTTCATATATACCAATAGTTTTAGGTGAAGGAACTACAGGAACCATGCAATCACAAGAAGATTTTGAAAAAGCTATGAGAGAATATGAGCTTGGACAACAAAAAAAACAAGAAGAAATGATGGCTATG